GTTAAATTAACTCCCGCAGGATTATATTGTAAACCAGAGATTCCTCTAAGTGCGTTTGTCCCCAACGCCGTCTCAGCTGTTCTTCCTAGGCTCTGTTGGTCTTTGGCGTATTTAGCGGCAGTGGAAGTGGCAATTAACCTGTTTGATTGTCCGACAGAACCTTGCATCTGTTCGGGTGTAATTCCCGCAAAAGGGGTAGCAACTGGCGTTTCGCCAGTTGCTCCATAAGCACCGCCAGTTCCCAATTGTTTGACTCCTTCACCAGAAAATGTCATACCAGCAGCCTCTAAATTGCCCTGGGACGTTTTTACGGCATTGGCGGCATTGACTCCCTGTGTTTCCAGCTCTGCTTGTCTCGCCGCATTGGATTGGTCAACTGATGTCTGCAAATCTTTAAGGGCAACGTCTGTCAATTCTTTATAATACGGGTCAATCGTGCCTGTCTTAACTTTGTTAAAAGTATCTATAATTTCTTTAGTATTAAAATCGGTTGAGTTCGGGTACATCCCGACAACCTGTCTCCAGAGAGCTTTAATGTCAGCTGGCAAATCACTGGCGTCAATCATCGACATCGCATCGTCATATCGTTTTTTATTGTCCGCACCCGCCGCTTTGGAAACATAACCGTAAGTCTTTTGTTCTTTTTGCAAAAATTGCTCTAAAGCCGCAGGCGTTGTCGTCGCCCAGTTTGCCAATTCTGCTGAGGTTGCCGTGCGGTCAAAATATTTATTATATAAATCATTTACCCACTTCTTTTCCGCATCTAAAATAGGCGAGGCTTCAGTCGCCGCAGGCTTGGTTGTTGTCCAGCCTTGATTTTGCCAATACGATAAATCGCCAGTCGGGACAGAGTTGCTCGAACCGTCTGTAAAATAAATAATTGTTCTTCCACCAGACGATTCTGGCGGAGTAACAGGCGGAGTAACAGGCGGAGTAACAGGCGGAGTAACAGGCGGAGTAACAGGCGGAGTAACAGGCGGAGTAACAGGTGCTTGAGGAAAGTAATCACCAACGCTTCCTCCGTTAAAAGGTTTAGAGCCAGTAACTTGGGTGGCAGTGATTTGACCGTTTGGACTTATGTATAAAGCCATAGTATTTTATATTAAATTAATTATTCAACTTCTAGAACAAAATTGATTGTCACTCCGTTTGGCGTTCCCGTTCTTACCCAGCTGATTGTGACATTAGTTCCGTCAGTCGCCGTTACTGTTCCGACAACTGTTCCGTTGGTATCTTCGTAGTATATTAAGCCTGCGCTTGTTCCGACTAAAGCACCAGTGCTATAACGATAAACACAATAATTTGCCCCGCCAGCATAGAATCCCGTACTTACTCCTATCGCCGCCGCATTAGAAGCTGAAGATGCCGATACTCTGGTTGGAATCTTCGACATACCATGAGCGTAGTTTACGCTGGACGAAGCTGTATCAACCACTCTTGCCCCAGTGATTGTTGCGGCTTCTTCAGTCGATGCTCCCGCAGGTATATTATTATCATTGATAGAATTCGCCCCCTGAATAGAAATCTGTGCAGTCTGAGCGTTGGTGACAATGTTGTTGGCAAAAATATTGTAATCTACAGCCGATGATTCCTCCCTGATTCCGTATTTCGGGTCGGTTGCTGTTGTGTTATTCACCCGATTATCGCTGACGTTGTTATAAGTCGTCACATAGGTCGTGCCGCCATCAACGAATTGCTCAAGCTGAATTTCCGAATAAGTATTGTCTGTTTTCTGCCCGTTATTAATTACTTCGTTCCCGCCAATGCAGTTGTCGTAAGAGCCTTTCAAATAAATGCCGTGTTGTTGATTCATGGAGACGAAGTTGCCGTTTATTATATTATTATTTGATTTTCTTATTAAAATTCCGTTAATCGAATTCGAACTGCAATTACAATTTTGTATCTTATTTCCAGTCGAAAGAGCATCAATAAGAATCCCCGCATCTCCGTTGTTTGAACAGTTGCTGTTTATAAAATTGTTGTAATTAGCGTAACTATGTTCAATCCCCGAATACAGATTATAAGCAAAGTTACAGTTTATGAATAAATTATAATCCGAGCTGGTAACGCCCGAGCCTTGCATATATAAACCAGAGCGATTATTAGAAATACAATTTACGTTGGAAAAAGTGTTGTTATTAGAAGATATTACTCCTTTTATTACAACGTGAAAATCAGTTCCGCTATCAGCCAGCAGGAATGTGTGCAGGGTATCTGTTCCGTCAGTTGTCTTTGTGCCGCCAGTGCAAGTTCCGAAATCTGTCGTAAGATAGCGGATGATTACGATTCCCGAACCGCCAGCTCCGCAGATTCTTGTTCCACCGCCAGCACCACCACCGCCTAAATCATTAGTGCCATTTACGGTTGCGTCTAGTCCACCACCACCGCCACCAGTGCCACCAGTTCCTCTTGTCCCAACGGTTGAACTGCCACCGCCAGCACCGCCGCCCGCATAAGTAACTGCTGCCCCAGAAATTGAGTTAGCCGTTCCATTACCGCCATTTCCGCCAGTGGTTGACGCAACGCCAACTTGTCCAGCTTGACCAGCCCCGCCGCCGCCAGTTGTAACTCCAGTTAAAACAGATATTCCGCCATTCCCGCCCTGAGAACCTATACCTGGATTTAATGTAAAAAGGACACCGCTTTGACCGACTCCGCCACCGCAACCGCCATTCCCGCCATGTGTGGTTTCGTTTCCACCACCGCCCCCGCCATAGGCTGTTATCGTATTAAAAATAGAGTCACCACCTGGGTTTCCTCTTCCTACCGCTACCTTCGCTGCTCCGCCAGCTCCAACTGTAACTAAATAATTACCAGCAGAAACATTGTGTGCGGCATCATAAACAAAACCGCCGCCGCCTCCGCCGCCGTCACCCCAAGCACCAGTGGAATTTCCACCGCCGCCGCCTCCCCCAATTGCTAAAACTTTTATTGCTGGCATATATTAAGTGTAGTCAAGAATCGAAATTCCTGTGTAATTATTATCATTTGAATTTATATTATTAAACACGTTGTGGTTCGCTCCGTATAGAAGAATCCCGTTCTGATTATTCCCGTTAGTGTTGATATTACTGAACTGGTTATAGTCGGAAGCAACGATGTCTATTCCGTCCAAGCCAGAATTAATTATATCTAAATCGGAAAAGACGGAATTAAACACGTAAGCAAGGCTCAGGCTGGTCGTATAGGTTGCGTCGTTTTCGTTCATTATAATATTCTTTACTACTATCCCCAGGCATCCCTGCAAATAAATTGCCTGACTTGCCACCGCCACATCCTGACCCTTAACCGTAAAATTTTCCATTATAACGTTAGTTTTAAATGTTCCTGCATAGTATGTTAAACCGCTGGCAGCACTCCCCAAATAGGTGCTAACCAGTTCAAGATGCGTATCATCCGTGACCGTTAAAACTTCATAATAGTTTCCGCTGAAAACGATATAATCTCCCGCCGCCAGGTTTGACGCCCAAAGCGTTCCCGTTCCCGTGACTGTCGCATCGGCAGTTACGGCAATCGTTCCCGCCCGATAACTCGTATCACCCAAAACCTTAATGGCATTATCGCCGTTAAGATTTATAATAGTGTTTCGTTTATCTTCACCAATTAAATAAATATTAGACTCAAGCACCAAATCGTCGGGTAAAATATACTCACCGTTCTTCAGATAAATTGACCCGCCGCCTGCACGCTTCGCTTCGTTCAGAGCATCAAAGACGTTCGTGTGCGTGCCGTCCCCCTTCAAGTCAACGATATAGTCAAAGTCCCTAAAGCTTACTTTGTTTATGCAGATTGAGCGTTCTGGTATTTCCTGATTTACTTGGCTAAAATTAATGTTCGCTAAAACGCTGGCAGGAATAGGAGTGCGGTTATTATTGACATCAAAGCCCGCCTCAGCCAAGGCTGGGTTTCTGTTGGTGTTGTTTACAGTATTATTCAATCCTGCTATTCCGCTCATAAAGTTGAGTCTTGTCCCAGTTGAAGCGAGAGACCTAGAATCTCAAACGCTTGATTGGGGCTATATTCTTTAAATTCAAATTCAATTAAGTGTCCTGTTAACCTTTTATCAAAACTATTAATTACGCCCGTGAGCTGCCCGATGTCGGTAAACGGCATTATTATTTCCTGATTGCGGTCATAAACTCTAAACCTGATTGTCACGCCCTGGGCGTATTGAGCGTAAACCATTATTTTATTGACTGTTTTTTGCACAGCAGGGTCGCCAAAGTCGAACGCCTTTGTCCGCACGTGAGCAATAATTGGCTTGCCATCATCGGCATAAATAGGCGTAGTATCGGTATATTTAGATTTAACATGCACCATGCCGTCAGACACTCCGAGATAAAGAAAATCATCAACGCCGTCGGTATAGCGGGCGAGAACGCCAACACCATCGTAAAGCTCCCGCCATCGCCACATGCCAGTCGCAAAGGTATAAGTTGCCATACAGTTGGCGTAAGATAAGCCGTTGGCTTCTGTCGCTCCCAAGTAAATTATGTATTCTCCATCCACGACTTCGGACGTCCAATTTGTTGCTGTTGAATTCATCAGCAATTCTTTTATGTCGTTGCCAATCGGCGTCGGTTGCCCTCCCGTGCTTGTCCAAATATTATCTTTATTCGCCCAAATTAAGTAAGAAGAAAAGGTGCTGATAGTGCGGTTATTAATACAGCCAATGTCAAACATGTTCTTGCGACTAGACTGGTCATAAACATAGGCAGAGAACTCGGTAAAAACAATTAATCTGTCCCAATTAGAACCCATGCCCGTAATACTTTCAGAATAGTCCACGTCAAAGAAGTCGGAAGCGGGCGTCCAAGTTATCGCTCCTGCGACAGGAACAGAAGAATAGTAAACCCGATAAGGATAAAGTGTTGAGCCAGAATAGCAATTGGCGACATACAGGCGGTCACGATAGCGGGTGATATATTTGCCCTGTGCCATGTTGGTTACATTGGTTGCGGTTGAAAACGTCGTGCCTGTTAGCGATGCAACAGGGAGAAAGACAGAATCGGTTGAGTCGTAGCCGACCATAAAGCAATAGCCGATAAAAGTTTCAAAATCAACCCGTGAATCTTCAAAACCGTCCCAAGTCGCCCCGACATTAATATCCGTCCATGTGCCTGCGTTGTTATATTTCAGAGTTAAGTTAGTCCCTGCGGCGTTATTAATCGTCGCCAAGACTTTATTGACAGAAGATGATTGGCGAAAATGATAAAGCCCTGTCAGTGATTTGCCAGCTTCCAGCGTTGTCCCGACCTTGCTGTAACCCAAGTCTTTGATTATTTTGCCAAGCTTATAAGAAAGATTGACACCGTTGCAGATACTAAGCTGATTGTCCGCCATTAAAAGCGGAGACAATTCGGTTGACGGCGGAGTGAGAAAGTTATTTAGATGTCGTTCGTTCATCAACATATTATCTAAAAGTTATAATAAATCGTATCTTCCAAAATAGGCAGTTTATAAGAGTTGAGATTCCCCTGAATCGAATCATTGAATTCTTTCATAAAGATTCCGAAGTTCTCGAAATTCCGCTTTCTCTTTTCAATCTTAGCGGCGATAAAGGTTTGCATATCATCAGTAAACGGAACTTCTGTCGTGGAAGCGAATTCAGTGAAGCGGGTCAGAGCTTTAAGGTATTCCATCCTAAAACTATAACCATTGTACTCTGTGTCCACTGGACAATTAACAACTATTTTGTTGTCAATCGTAATCGTATATTTATCTGGCAAGCCTGGATTAATGTTCTGCCAAACGATACTGCCAACGGCGATAATTGCCGTTATGTCAGCGGCAGGTATTCCGCTTAAAGTATTGGTTGATGTGTCGTTAGCGGTATAAACAATGTCCATTCCGTTAATAAAGACCGTGCCAGCTGAAGCGAATTCTGCCGTATTAGTTAAAACAATCGAAGTCGCTGCTACTCCCGCTTGCGTCGCAACAGTCGTTCTTGAAACGTCGGCATAGATAACGTCCATTTCGTCATTATCAATAAACTTTAATCTGGCGTTGCCGAATTTAACGCCCTTTAATCCTTGCACGTTGCCTGGATATTTTAATTCGTATGTCAGTCCAGTCAGGGCATAAGTATTTTCATATTGCGTGGCAGTAATTGACGAATCGTCTGGCACTAATTCAAATTTCCAATCGTATTTAGTAATCGCATCTTGACAGTCATTAGCGTCTTGAACGAGTTGCTTCTCGCCGCTATATTGCCCGCCAATCTCAACTGAGGCGTCGGCACAGGCTTTTTCCACTATATCCCTAACCGTTGTGCTTCCCAAGCCAGAATAAGACACTCCAGTCGAATAAGAGCTATAAGTCGTCAAAATAAGGTTGTAAAAACGAACAAAGAAATAACCAGTTGAATTTGTCAAGTCCTGATAATAGCTTTCCTTTCTGTCAGCGTTTATCGTTTGAACTGAACCGAGGACTACTTTTGCCCCAGTTAAGGTTGTTGCACGAGAGAACTCCACCTGATTATAATTAATAAGGGTAACTGGCGTATCGGCGTAATGGTCTCTGGTCGTATTAGTGGCAAGAGTAATTGTTGTGCCAGTCGGTGCGGTAGCGGCATGAAGCTTCACTATTTCCGCCGTTGGGTCGCCGAAGTTGCCGATTAAAATGTAATTATTAATGGCGAAACCAGAAATACCAGAAACCGAAATCGTTCCCGACGCACTTGGCGAATCAGTAATTAGCCGAGTTGTTTTCATGCTGTCAGTCAGCGTCAGATTGCTGACCAATAAGTTTGCGTTTTCTATGCGGGTGTTTATCATATATTTATATTAAAAATTAAGTCCTTTAGGAATTGAGTCAAATAAGTCAGTCTGAACTGTCGCACTCTTGATAGCGTATAAACAAGCTTGAGCCGAGCGTTCTGGCGTTATATCTCTCATCTTGCCGCCGATAATAATTCCAAATCTTCCTTTGCCAACGCCTTCAAAGACGATTTTACCCTCGTTGTTCTTAATAAATTGTTCGTCTGTCATAGATTTTTCTATTATTTTAAAACCTCTTAAATAAAACACCTTATCCAAGGCATACTTCTTTTCTTCCTGCCAGTAAGAGTCAGAGATGTCGTAGCAATCAGCTTCTTCGTTCTCAATCATCACGTAATGATTCAGCAGACCAGTTGGGGATAATATCCCCAACCCATCAGCGAATCTGACATTGCCAACGGCAGGCGATACTGATAAATCAAAGTCAATGTCGTCTATATCGAATCGTTTTAAGAACTCCGCTCCCAAGTCTTTCATCTCCTGCGTGATTGCGTCTTTGCTCATATACTCATTCCAACTATTTGCCTTATTCGGATAAAGGCTTTCAGGAACGAGTCCATAGGCTTTGATGCAATTCATTACATTCCAAAAGGTGTTGCCGTAAATCGTGGTATTGCTCATTGATGCGGTGTAGCGAACAGAGAAGTCAAGATTAGTGTCTTTGTTAAAATATCCATTATCTCTTAACCACTCAAAATTGTTTTTTACAAAGAGTTTAGTATTCATCAAAGTCTGTATCGCTTTTAGCGTTGCGAAGGTGACGCACGCTTCCGTATCAAACGCATTATTAAAACCTGCGTTAATAAACTGGATTTTATTGGGACGAGTAAGATAGGTTTTCCAATCCATTTTTATAATTTATACAGCTTATTTAAACTATTTCTTAATTGTAGGAAAACATTTTCAATGAAATACGCTTCAAACTCAATCTCTTCTGCTCCTATTGTCTTCGCTTCCCATTGAAACTGCTTGTAGTGAATCACCTCGTGAAGAAGAACATCATAAGAACTCATCTCGAATCCCCACGTTCTTAACAAAAGAAGAAAATAACATATACCTTCTTTGTTTTTCAAGCAAATCATACACCCAAGACTTGTTTCCTTCAAGATTTTAAATCCTTTCTCTATTTGAGGTTTAATATCTTTATAATCTTTCTTAAACGACTTGGAAAGTTTAGTCTTATTTATCCACTCCTCAAAGTTCTTAAAAGTAGCACCGACACAGACAATTATTTCCGAGTTAAATATTGCTATTGGTTCAAGAAATATCTTTTTAGTAGCTCCTGACATTTAAGCAAAAAGTTATAGTAAATAAAACTAAGAACATTGTCATCACTAAGATTGCTTTCCAATAAATACTCATAGCTTATGAGAAGTTAAAATATAAGTAAGAAGCGTTCCGCAAGCAGTTGCCAGTGTTGAAACGAGCAACATTATGTTCCACGATGGTCTGCCTAACAGCTTGTCCTTAATCTGAACAATGTCCTCAGCCAGCTTAACCAGCAAGGAGTCGTGACTCTTTAGCATCTGCGTATTGCAGGCTAAGTCAACCTTCATATTCTCTAAATCTTTTTCATCCATACAGATTGATTATGTAAATAAAAATAAATGATACGGCGATTGAACTAAAGTAAAGAAAGACAGTAAGGATTACGGCTAATACCAATAGTATCGCCAATTTTATCAACCATTCAACGCTATTAAAGAAAAGTCGGTAAAAGTATTCTAAGAACTTTCTGTTCGTATTATTTAGGAGCTTTAACCAAAGCAGACTTAATACCAACTAAGGCAAATCCTTCCATTATTTGCTCGGCGTTAAAGTCGTTTATACAACCGATGATAATCCAGCATACGCCAGAAATATACAGCTTCTTTCCGTCTAGAAACTTCCAGATTACTAAAGCTAAATTGTAGATTGTCTTCATAATATTTAGGTTAGTTTATTAGAATTGAGAGGGGGTTAGCCTCTCTTAGACTAGACCACCCCCTTCCTGTGTTTACACTTTTCTCTTAAAGAACAAATCCCTTGGCAGAAGACACTCCGCAATCTTTGGCTATGTCGCCTGATAAAATCGCTGGCGTGTCTTTTAAGTTATGACAACACATTGAATCTCCTTAGGTAATTGTGTTTACTGTCTTCACGTTCGCTATTAGATTAGTATTTATGCTTTTTATATTCGCCCTAACATTAGTGTTATATGTTTTAATATTGGATGTAGCTGGGACATAAGCAACCATTCCGACAACTGAACAACCCCTGACTGCGACGGCATTGTTTTCCACGTTACCCATTTCCATCGCATCAATTCCTCCAGTTGTCCACGCAGTTGCAGTCGCTGGGTCAACAAGCGTCAATAATCCTCTTGAACTTGCTGTCGTTGTCCCATTAAAAGTTGCTGTATCAGTCGCTGATGCTCCTGACTTTATTCTTAAAAAAGTCGCTGAAGTGACAGATGTGTTTTCTCTCGTCAGCGTAACAACTTCTAAGGCTTTAATCGTTCCTGTAATCGATTTAGTCGCACAGGACTGCATATCGAAAAGAGCGATATTTGGATTTCCAGTAGTCGGCGATTGAACATACTCGGCAACGGCCGGAGGAAGTTCATTGACTTGAGTATAATCACTTGCCCCAGTTCCATTAGCCCACGACATTGTTGAGCCATTAGTAATCGGAAGAATTGATTTGACTTCAACATCTCCTGTCTGATAAGCGGCATCGTCTATGACAATATCATCATAAAAAAAGTCTACATTTTCCGCTGGGTTTGAACCAATAACATCACCAAAAAATATGCTTCCACAATTTACATTAGTCAAATCAGCATTACCTGAAAGCTCTGATGTTCCGTTTATCTTTAACTCATAAGCCGATGTCGGAGTTCCAGTCGTTACTTTGGTATCTATCCGATACCAAGTATTTACTGATAAAACTGTTGCTCCGGGAGAACCGATAATTGTTCCATTTTTATCAAAAACTGATAACTTTCCATTCTTATCCAACTTTACTTTAAACTTTAAATCGGAAGAAGTGTTATAAACACTATGAATACAAACAGGATTCGTAGTCGGTTTTACCGCATATCTGAAATAAAACTGACTATAAATAGTTGCGTGATTAAACCCTGTTCCATTTCCAAGACCAGCAAAAGCATATAAATAAGATTGAAAATAACACGCTTCTGTCGTAACAGGGGTTATTCTTCCTGCATAAGTTCCTGTTCTGACTGTAGTAGTTGAAATAGTCGCTCCTGCTCCTGCTGAAAGAGCATCACCGATATTAAAAGTGGCGCTTCCAAATTCAAAACCTGTAAAACAAATTAAAGCCATAAAATTTTTATCAAGCTACGGTTGTTTGTGAATCACTTGACGGGAAGAACGCCAGAGTATCAGCATCTAAACCGAAGCCGACAACTCTAATTACAGCGTCCGCACCAGTCGGGATTGCTTCCTGAATTGCACCTAGAGTCTCGCCTGCGTATTGAACCGCTCCAACGGTCATATTCCAAGCGTCTATATGAACAAACGAGCCAGGTAAAGCAACCTTCATCGCCTCACCGTCATTCTTCGCCTCTAATGCTATTCCCATTAAACCAACGCAAGTTGCTATCGCATCAGCATCAACCTCTAACCACTTACCGCCTGTGCCGAAGAAAACTAAATCACCGACTGCTGAAGAATATCCTGCATTAAACGAATCAGTATAATTCCCTGTGCATTGAGCATTTGTTGTTGGTAAGGTTAGCTTAACTCCACCTCCTGCTGGTAGTATTATTCCAGCCCCAGTCGCTGCCGTTATTGTATTGTCCGCAACGATAGTATGACTTCCTGTATGTTCGCCGATATGGTCAGCTAAGGTAGTTGTTGAGTGTATTGTAGTTAAATCACTTTGTCCTGCATTTGTAATTGTGTTATCAAAAACTATTGTATGAGCTCCAGTCGTTTCTCCAATATGGTCTGCCTTCGCTGTCGTAAATGTTCCTGCTGCTGCCGTTGCTCCACCAATCGTTACCGCATCTGCCGTGCCACCGTTTATATCCGCTGTCGTTAAAACTGCCGAAGCCGAGGTTAAGACTCCAGTTGAAGCGTTGAAGGTTAAGTTGGTATTTGTCTTTAAAGGAAGAGAACCTGAAACATCAGTAACGAAAGCTATTGAACAAGAAGTATCGGCGGTTTCCGCTGCTGTTGTAACTGTTCCTGCGTTGCCCGATACAGAAGTTGGGGCTGCCATCATAGCGTGCTTATGGTCTTGTCTGGTCGCAAACGCCGAAGTTCCTAGTGCCGCCGCATCTCCAAACGCTTGCGTAGAAGGAACTGTGGCATCAAATAATGCCTTATTCGTGTAAGCCGTTTCTCCGTTGGTAATCCCAACATAATTATAAAGTCCAGAAGCAGGTGCTGTCGCTATTGGAGCTAAGCCTGCTACTGAAGTTGAAGCGGCAGGATAACCAGAACAAGACGAAAGAACTCCCGCTGTTGGAGTGCCAAGAGCAGGCGTAGTAAACGAAGGAGATATAAGAGGTGCTTTTAAAGCAAGAGCATCAAAGACTGCGTTACCAGAGGGAGCGATTGTTGTGTGTCCGTCAACAATCGAATCTTCAACCTGCGATACTATGTCAGTAGTCATCGCAACTGTTCCGTCTTTAGCTGGAAGAATATTTGTATAATCTGTCGCACTCGTATTCGCCACACTGATAATATTTCTTCCAGTAGAAGTGCCAATCATTGATATTTTATCCTTATCAAATTTCTTCTCTGCCGTGACAGTCTGCACTGTACCTAACAACATATCTCCACCACCAGCAGAAATATCAGAAGTTAAAGCTAGAGTTCCGTCTTTAGCTTGTAATATTGCAGTATAATTACTGGAAGAAGTATTAGCATTTGAGAGTGTCGTTGTCCCAGTCGAAGTGCCTTTAGTAATAATCGTGTCTTTGTCAAAAGTCTTAGCACCAGTTATTGTCTCTGCTCCTGCCGTATGAACTAATCCTATATTTGAGTTTGCCGAATTATCTCCCGTATTCGTTCCAGTTACTGAAGCTGTATCAGCCACAGTTAAAACTTTAGGTGTCGTTCCTGCTGTAATAGTAAAGCCAGTTGTTTGCGGTGCTACTGGATTAGCTACAACAAGCGGACTAGCCCCTGTTCCTGTTCCAGTGAGAGTAGCGTCAGTCGCGACTGTTGATAAATAGTTCCCTGAAGGACTGCCAATCTGGCTAAATTTATTTCCAGTTAATAAAGTAACAGCTCTTAGTGTCCAGTTGGTAGTAAAATCAATAATAATCTTTCCAATACAAATAAGTTCTGGTGCTTGCGTTGTGAGTGTTCCTAAATTAAGCTCGCTTGGAAGTCTTAAAGCTTCAGTATTTACAGCAGTAGTTATAGCACCAGCACTTGCGTTTGTAGCTTGAGTAATCCATTGAGGTTGAATAAATAAATATCTGTATGCTTGCGAGTTAGCCGAAGTTGTAACTGGCAAGGCATAAATCCAAACAGTCGCTGCACTATTGGCTGGCATCAATGTCTGTCCCCAGTTCGGAGTTGAAAAAGTATTGTAGTAAGGATTGTTGGTGCTTAAAGGAATAATATCAGTTGCATCTAGAGTATAAGCACCGACAGAAGTTCCAGTAAGATTATAGATTGTATATGTTTCAGAAGTTAAGGCAGGCAAAGTCGTTGCTAAATCTTCATCTTGAATAATAGTCTGGTCAATGTTTGGTCTTCTATCTGCCGCAGTAGTAGAACTTAAAGCATAGCTTGCTGCTGGAATCGTTCCACCAGAGCTTTTGTAAGTTCCGATAGTTTCGTGAAATTCTTGGTGGTCTTGCCAAGGCATAAAGCCGTGGCTTTCTCTTAAAGCATATTTATTCGCAGTTCCATAATAAACTGAAGCAATTAAAACTTGGTCGAATCCAGAGAAAGCGTCAGTAGTCCAGACAAAGTTAGCTCCATCATAAGAAAGAAAATAATTATGGTCGGCAGTGTTAGTGTGTGCTGTCGAAACCCAGCCATTTACAAATGTCGGATTAGCCACTGAAACATCAACTCCTTGATAATAAGCTACGAAAGCTCCAGTAAGAGTTATCTTTTGAGTAGTCGGGTCATAATTTATTGTAGGCTGAACAGAAAAGCCTGTCGGCTCTTTAGTTAAAGCGTTTTGTGTTGTATTTATGTAAGCAGAATTATCAAAGCTAACGACTGTTCCGTTACCCTTCAAAAAGCCAGTTCCGTTTGTTGTTGTCGAAGTCGTTATATTATCAAAAGTAATAGAGCGATTAGGAAAGGTGTAAGACTTATTGGCACTTGCCAGTGAAGCCGTATTAAAACTAGCCTGAAGATTAGATGTTGGGTCTTGAATATAAACAACGCCGTTAGCTCCTGCACCTGTCTTAGTGCCTGGCACTAACTCAACGTTACCACCGTCATTTGCTCCAGTTCCCTTAGCATCACCGCCTTGTATTAAAATACCAGCACCAGCACCGCCAGTCGTAGTCGAACCGCCATCTCCACCGACAATAGCTATTGTTCCGCCAGGTGCTACGCCGAGTCCATCACCAGCGGAAATTACAAGATTATCTCCTCCAGTATCGACTGCGGTAGCGTCCTTTGTTCCAAAAGTATAAGTTGCTCCGTTACCAACGCCGAACTTTAAGTCGGTATTAACCGCCGTTGAAACTAGGTTGGAAAGTGCGGTATTAGCACCTGTACTCGTGTCCGCTTTGTTTATGAAAGCCCCGCCTACTTTGGCGATATATTCGTTAGCGGCACTGTCAGCCAAAAGATTGAGTTCCTGTACATCCAGTACCTCGCCGTTTGTTAATTGGTCTGCTGTTCGTGCCATATTTAAAGCTTAATATTTAAACCAAGATTCCGATAATGTATGTTGAGACGTTCCCTGTAAATTCCTAAGCGAACATCCTCTTGCCGATTGTTTAGTGCCTTTTCGTTTAAAAAAATTTCCTTGTTACGTAATTCTTCCTTTTTAGTTCTGTCTTTCTCGTCTTCTGTTTTTAAAAATTTTTCCTGCTCAGAAATTTTGACAAGATTCTCGTTCATCTTTTCCTGAAGTTTATCAAAAAAGATTTTACCTTCTTTAATATTGTTTTTAACCAGTTCAAGCTTTTTAGTTTCTTCATCATATTTTTTTCTTATTTCTAATAATAAAATATTAATGTCTGAAATGTTTTTTTCTATTTTATTTTTTGTGTCTATCAGCTTCGTCTCTTCGTTTTTATAATCATTAAATTCTTGTTTATTCCGAGAAATAGTTTCACTCTGTGCCAGTATTTCCATTGCTAAAAAATTATTGTTAGTAACCAGTTCGTTATTTTTTTCCCGCAAATAAATATTTTTGTCTTCCAGTTTGTTTATCTCTTGCTTAAAATCCGACAGATTGCTTCCAATGCTTTCGCAATTTTCTCGAAGTTCTTTTGTCTTAGCCTGATATTCCCGCTGTAAGAGAATGTCGTGCAATCTGTTAAACATATTTAAGCGTTATCAACGGCTGTAATTGTTATTGTCACTTTACCAGCAGAGTATGCCGTAATATTAAAAGTCAACCAGTCAATACCATTGATGTTCGCCTCATACAGCCTGCAAACATCCGTTCCAGTCGTGACGACTCCAGTCGCTCCACGCACGGGAGCGGAGCTATCAGCAAGATTCGCTAATTCTATGTAATCCCAGGCGTTAGTCGGCGATTGAGCCGATGCAAATGCCGCCGCATCGTCACCGATTGAGCCGACGCATTTTACGGTAGAATTAGAACTATCGCTTGTGGCGATACAGATAACACAATTTCTAAAATCCTTAACGTCAATAAAGTTGCCTATACCAGTCGCCGCTTTTGCACTCATTATTGTATAAATTTTTCGATTACGCATAGTTATTTATTTTATTTTATCTGCTAAGGCAGACAAAATTTAATTAAGCATTATCGACTAAGGTTGCCGTGATAGTCACCGCACCCGCAGTCCAGTCTAAATTAAACGTTAACCAATCAACGCCATTGACGTTGACTTCATAAGAGTTACAAACATCCGCTCCGGTTGAAGAAACGCCAGTCACTCCGCGCACGGGAGACGAACTATTTGATAAATCTGCCAGCTCTAAATAGTCCCAAGCATTAGTTGGTGATTGAGTCGCCGCAAAATCTGGGGCGGTGTCGCCGATTGCTCCGACACAATAAGCAGTAAATGTTGATGTGCCGCTGCTAGAGATGGTAACAACGCAATTTCTGAAATCCCTGACGTCAAGAATATTGCCGATTCCATCCGCTACCGCTGCACTGAAGATTGTATAAATTTTTCGATTACGCATATTAAGTTGTTAGATTAATAATCACTACAAGAGCGGCAATTTTTTTGCCGCTCTAAAGTAGTTATTAAGTTCTTCCTTGGTCAACTATCGGTGTTTCTTCGACCACTGGAGTCTCGACAGCTGGTGTCTCAACTTCAGGGTCTAAAATTGTCTCTTCCATTTTAGTCAGGATTAATTAATTAGACAAATATTTTCTTTATAAACTTTATTTTCTTAAAGTTTATAGAAAAAAGAAACAAACGTCCGTTTTTGCCAGTGTCGTAATTTCTCGCCTTTAAACAACCAAAGCCAAAAACCGCTCCCTCTAATTCCTGTTTATTATATGCCTTCAATTTTTTAAATATCGGCATAAAAGATTATTTATTTTTTACTTTTTCCCAAATAGCCGTAACCTTGCCATGAACATAATCCAATTCTTCCATGATGGCAGTAATGTCGATGTTCCCAGCTTCAGTAAAACCAACCCCGCCGCAACTCGAACATGGATTCTCTTCTATCTCCTCTTCAGTAACTGGTGCTACTCCATGAAAAACTCCTGTCGTAAGGCATCGTGGACAATTAATGTAATACTTTGTTTCGCTCATAAATTTTGCATTAGTAAATAATTTGTTCCAGGGGAGATAAAATCTCCCCTGAGCAAAGTATCTATTAAGAAGTAGTAGCTAATGTTCCGCCGTTCAAACCATTGTAGTTGTTGATAAAGCTGTAAGAACCGCCACCGCTTAAATCGGTAGTAGTCGTATTAACAACAGCCATATTGTTTCTTGTCGCACTTCCGCCGCCAATCGTAATGCAGTTCGTAATAGTACTTGTCGCACCACCGCCGCCGTTAGCAGCCATGATGTCGTTATCATTAACCTGCCCTTTGTAGGAAATGTTATAGATAACGCTGGTAATGGTGTTGCCATCGCCAATCATGAAATTATTGTGCAGCACTTTCGCCCAAGTATTGCTTGAGCCGATATTAATGACCGAAGAAAATGTCAGGTCAGAAACAGCAGACGCAAAGGTATTTCTCTCAAAGCAAAGGAACGAACTTGAAGAAGTCGAAGCATCAATAGAAGGAACGCCATTAGTAGTTGTGGCATACAAGCCAAAGTGATTGTGATGAATGTGTGTGCAGTCGGCAACGCCACCGCTCATCATAACAAAGCTTTGGTTGTTGTAGTTCTTGCAATAGAAGCCAGCAACTTCGCAGTTTCCGCCAGAAAGGAGAATCGCATCGTCATCAGCAACCATGTGCAATTTTACGGCACTGTTGCTGCCAACTTCCTGTTTGTTCGATAAATAATCGAAACCAAGCAGGTGGACGCTTCTTTTGCTCATCGTCAGTTTTACCGCCAAGTCGTAGTCGTTGTTTGACGGCATGACTAAGACATAATCATTTCTGCCAGCAAGACAAGCATCTAATGCGGCTTGAATCGCTAAATTATCAGTGTCGGCACTTTTCGTTGTGACATAAACTCGTGGCACTCCATCGCTATCCACTGGAAACTCGTTCATTATATCGGATGTCCACGCATCTTCAGCGTGACAAACGAAAAATATTTTTCCCAAAGTAGCAGGAAGCATCCTCGAAATAGCACCATAGCGGCTATTTTGAAATCCGTTTAACATAATTGTAAATTCTTCGATAGCCACCGACCAGCCGATGTCACCTCAAAATGAGGGATTTATCCTATCATTGAATTATTAAGATTTTTTAAAATTATTTTACCTAATTAGTAATCTTAATTATTTAAAGTTTTGGCTAGAGGGGAGAGATTACCTCCCCTCTACTTGCGTCTGCCGAACCAAATTTATATCTAATATTAGCCTAAAAATCAGGCACTTCCGTCACCCTTCGAAAGTTTCAGCCAAACACCAGATACTGTGCAGATTCCGTAACCACATCTGACCCCAAATTGCCAATCGTCGGTGCTAAATTCATCTCCGTTATTTCCTTCAGACGGACTTTTCAATCTCGGCTCTTCAGCGACGCCAAGATAAAGAGAAGAATTAGCCGAAGACGCTAAACCCCAATAATATCTCTTTGTCGAATCTACCGCTCCTGCCGCAGTTGTGGCGACACGAGGAAGAATGACATGGCGATACTTGGATTTATAAACGTTGATAACATTTGAATTCATGCCAGTAAGGTCGGCAGTGGATTGCAGATATTCTTTGGCAGTGTTGACGGTGTTCGGGTCGTCAGTTGTCCAGAGGATATCAAATTCCATTACCATCTTCTCGCCGAATTGGTTTAAGGTCTCTTCAGCAACCAGTCTCTCCATTCCCTCTAACGCACCCTTAGATAACTTCGGGTTATTAGCAAGAATGTTGCGATAAGTTGCAGTTGTGCCTTTCAAATAGTGACCAGTGGAGGCCAAGCAAAGAGTATCGCCAGTTGCAATATCAATTGTGTTGGAATCCATGTCAGTATAAGTAGTTGCTGTTGCGAAGGTTAAGCGATGAGACAAATCTAAATCCATTCTGCGTGCAGCTTGAGCGGCATTGCCAGTCAAGCGAGCAACAACTTCAGGATATTTATTCTGTGTTCTCATTTCATAGGTGATTCCGATGTCCATAGCAACACGTTTTATTGTCATGGTCTTGCTATCAAATTTGTTACTATTTCTTACTGAATTTGACTATTTTATGTCATAGTGTTAGAATTAACACTATGAAATTATATAAAAATCGTGATTGGCTCTATACGATGTATGTTGATAAAGATTTAAGTCAGCGAGAAATTGCTAAATTATGTGACATAAATCAATCAATAATACATCGTGCTTTGGTTAGGTTCAGCATCCCAAGAAGGAAGTTCTGCGGTCGTTCAGGAATCCATTGTCATCTTTATAAAGGGGGAAAGTCCAGAACTACCCAAGGATATATACACATCCTTTTAAAGGGTCACCCTCGGACTAATTGCAAAAACTATGTTCCTGAGCAAGTCCTTGTCGTAGAAAAGCATCTTGGTCGTTATCTTTCTAAAGAAAATGCAATCCACCATATCAACGAAATTAAGGACGACAATCGGATAGAAAATCTTTATTTATTTCCGTCCGAGTCAGAACATCAGCGTTATCATCAGAAATTTAGAAAGGGAACGATGCCGTTAATCACTAAGTCAAATTTGTAAGGAACGATGAGACTACTTCGAGTCTCATTCACCAGTTTCTTCTTGTTATGGCTGGTGTTCAGACTATTACATCCGCCGACTTTCGGCGGTCTTTTCGGTTAGTCGTTGTTGCTGCACGCTTACGCTGCTTGCAAGGCGTTGTCCACTGCTGGGTTTTCGCCGTAGATTAGAAAAGATTTTATAAGGACTATAGCACTTGTCAATCCTTGCTGAACTTTTGCTCTTTCGGCTTGAGAGCCTTCGCCCTTAGCCTTAGCATACTCTTCGGAATCTATTTCGCTAAATTCACGAGTGTTGCCGCTGTTTTGTGGTATCGGATATTCCTTTACCAAGCCAGAACCACGCATAACCTGTGCGACACTGGCATAAGCCTTTAACCAAATGACGGACGCAAGTTTTACGAAGTCATTCAGACTAACTGTATTAAGTTCGATATAATTAGTAATTACTTAATAATACTAATGGTATGTTAACTGGTATGATTTTACTATTCCACATGTTCTACATTTCAAAGTACTCTTCCCCGTTCCTCTTTTTGCATAAATCATAACTATTAATATACCATTAGTTATTATTACATAATTGTAAATTATGTTTACTGCCATGACACTGATTGTTTAGGCCATACGCTGTTCCTAGTAAACTTAAATTAATTATTATTTTTAAGAATTTGCCTTTAATCTGGCGTCAGTGCCAACATTCAAGATAAAATGACCCTTAGTTGTACTGATATATTTGACGCATTGCACAATATCCATGGTTGACGCACTTTGGTCAACTCCAATGCCAGTATCGGCTGTGTCTAGGTCAAAATAAAGACCAACGGAAGTAGTGGCTAAAGTTCCAACGTTGACTGGGGCTTCCCAAATAACATTCTTTTCCACAGGTACTTCAATCGGAACTAAGCGAGCAACTGCATAATCGGAATCAGCCGTTGTGATTGCCTTTCTGATTACACCAACCATATCGTAGTTATTGGCAGTATTTGTAGCAGGAATCAAAACTCCGCTAGAATAAGCCATTAATGCACCGTTTGTTACCGCTCCAGCAGAGGCAGCAACAGGAAGATACATTATTTTTGTCTTTCCTTCTTTGCGAATAAACGCCATATAAGTAAGTTTTAAAACTAATAAATAAGCCCTATTACACAAAAAAACACGATATTTGTGTAATATTCGTGTTGTTAACGCAGTTTCTCTGCGAAGAAAATATGGCTTTTTTTAACGCTGGTATTGCTCCATCGGATAAGTTGTCGATTCCGACCAACCTGTTGCCAGATTAGCCGAATATTGAAAACCTATGTCTAAAAAAGGCACTATAATCATTATACCACCTTATCTTCAATTGGGGAAGATGATGTTTTGATTTTTGTCAAGAGTCTAAGGTTAATGTCATCCCCGCCAGAGCAGTTAAATGTGCTTCTTAATAACTCTTCCCGCAAATTATGAGCTAAGACCTCTATCGAATTGGCAATGTTACGACAAAAATAGAAACCCAGGTCATAATAAGCCAGTTCTGCCAAGAACTTGCGAGCGAAAAGGTCGTTGATATTGTCGGTAACATTGCCAGTACCCTTTGTTTCCGACTTGATTAAGTCAAACAACTCTTTATTAATTACAACTGAATTATTGTCATCGACGAACTCGACAGAAAGATTTTTTTCATCCTTGTCAAGCGTAATCTTAATCTCTTTTGTTCCGATAAACATATTGAAATATTAATTAATAAATTGAGAATTTATTTCGTATTCCCTTCCGTCTTCCGTTCTCACCTTATAGACAATGGCGTCGGACATTGTTGTTTCCGAAATAACATCTGCTTTGATGTGCGTAAATCGGCGATTAAAAATTACCAAGTCCATGTCTTCAGACGTTTTGTCTTCGTAATAAATTTTAATGGTTTGTTTTTCTGACCATACTCCAGCAGGATTTTTTTCAACTAAATTCTCAATCATATTGTCCCAAGACAAAACAACCTTGCCGTTAATCATTCTCAGCCTAATTGATTTGCCGTGTTGCCCCTTGTTTTTTTCGTCAAAATGGGCGAGATGAGCTTTGTCCGCAGCAAATTCCAATCTCTTCACTCTCTCCATTATCGCTGCTAACTCATCTTTTTTAATTGAAACTACTTCGTCGGACTTAATTTCTTTAACCATATTTTTAATTTTAGTTAATTATTATTAAACCTTTTTTAAGTCTTCTTCGCTCAAGCCGAATTTTTTTCCGAGTTCCAGCAGGTCATCACTTGGTTTTACAGTCTTGGCTGATTGAGAACCAGAAGTATTGTTGGCGTTAAAAATAGGGTTACGATGCTTTATCCCAACCGACATGGCGTAAGCATCGTTAATTAAAGTTTTTATTTCCGCACGGCTTTTTGCTTTATCCGAATCTTTAATTCTCGAATAATTTAGTTCAACCTTTTTCCGAAGCTCTTCGTCGTCGCCGACAAGTGACGCCAACAAGTCTCCCTTGACATCGGAAACAAACGCTCCTTCAAAAGACTTTTGCTTTTCTTCCAACTCTTCCTGTTGCCTCTTCAACGAAAGCTCGGTGTCCGTAAGCTTTGCTCTTTGCTCCTCCGTCATGTTTTCGAGTTTCCGAAAATTAAATTCCTTGTTCTCCAGCTTGGAAAGTTTTTTGTTTGTCTCCTCAAGCGTCGCCTGAAGATTTTTAATTTCTTCTGGCGGAAGAATTCCTGAGATTGGTTCTCCGTCAGCGTTGAAAGCTTCAAAAGCCATAATTTTTTTTATTAAAATTAATTAAATGACGTCAGACTTATCAAAGTTCTCCTCCTTCTTAATGTTTTGCAAGTGCATGGCGTTGTAAGCTGCGAACGTTTCGTAAAGCATCGCCACGCCATGAATTTGCCCCCTGCCATACGCCAAATCTTCCGCCGTTATCGCTTCCTTCGCCGTATATAAAATCTGCAAAGTCCCGACATCATCGCAAACCTTCTTAAAAATTTTGTTATTAAAGATAACGCTGCATCCAGCCAAAAAATCTTTCTTTTCGTTTTCAGAAAGCTTGCTAAAAAATTCTTCTGGCTGGAACTCCAGAGCTTCCAAATCTTTTTTAATTTGTTTTCTCATATTTTATCCTCCCATCATCGAAGTTCCAATCCCTCTATTCAGTTGCGCTCCCAATCCGTTATTATCACCACCCTTCATCGCTTGTTCAGATGGAGTAACAGGGGCGTTAGGAATAAAGAATTTTTCAGGATTCTGTCTAGACAAGACCGCATATCGCTTCATCAGGTACGGAAAATTAAGTGATTGCGCACCAAATAAATTCATTGCGTCCTGAACGTCAGTCTTAAACATGATTTTTTGTAAATCAGATGTTTCCTTTTCGACGGGTGTAATATTAATATAATAAAAGTTTTTCATCTTCGCAATTTCTGGGCTGATATATGTCTTTCGCACTGGCATCCGCTTCTGCTCAGACAACATGCTCTCTTCCTGCATTATTTGTTCAGGCGTATATTCTCCAGCTTCGGGAGAAAACTGAATAATCTTTTTTCCTTTCTGCCCTTCTTCAAAATTAGACTCGACTTCAATCGTCTTAAAGACCTCTTCTAGCTGACCAGTAAACTCATTAACACGGGTGTCCTGCTTCTTCGTCCAATTAGTTAAAATGTTGTAAGTCCGCAACCAGGACAACTGCTTCTCCAAAGAAATAATTCCGTAAATAACCAAGCCCAACTTCATCATTTGCTGTTTTTTGAGTTCCAATATTTCTGTTGCTGTCTGCGTGCCAGATGTTTGGTCGCCAGCAAAAGCGGGGGACACGGATTTTTGGTCAACGATTCCTTTTATAAATTCAAACGCATTGAATTCTGATGCGGTTACGCCAGTAGCGTCTCCTATCGGTTGCAGTTTGGCAGGGTCAATCTGATTCGTAATTTCACCAGCATTAAATATTTTTCTCGACAAAACGCGCCCCGTGTTATTAGCCATCGGCGGCATATAAGATTTCCGTGTCTTTAAAACAATCAGTTTCATCATTTCGTCCAGAACAGCCTGGTCAACTTTAGTTTTAGCCGGAATAGACTTGGAGTAGGCAAAAAATTGTGACATTGGATAAACATCCCCTTTGGCAATCGTATAATCCCCCGATGGTGAAATGGCTTCCAGCGGAAACCCAACCGGCAACATCATCACACCATTCAGCATTATCATAAACTCGTTCGTCCATTTGTTTTGAAACTTAATCACCTCGACAAAGTTTTCCTGCACTGCCTCCAGCGTCCAATCACGATAAGTGGAGTAATCGGTCGGTACAACTCTGACAATTTTTTTCGGAACGAACTCCCACCTGTCCCAATTTTTATAAATAGTTTCCGCCTCGGCATAACTCATTTTGTCGAGCGTAAAAATATATGGCTGTTTAGAAAGCTGAAAATCACGCATGTCGCCGAGATAAACTTTGTCGCCTCGAATAAGCCGTGTCTGACAACCGCAAAATCCTTCCGCATCAGTCTCGTCCCATTTAATACTCTTTACTTTAACGCCGTCGCTCCAATTAACATCCTTTAATTTTTTTACAACCTTCGTTTCCTCAACCCACTGCTCCTCGACGAAGCAAGTTCCCTGGTCGAGCATCTCCTTGTATATTAAAACTCTTTTTTCTTCATAATTCTCTATCTCACGTGATTTTTTTACCAAGTCTTCAATATTTTTTCCCAGTTCGTCAATTTCCATCATCTCCTTGTCGAACGCCATGATGTTTGGCTCAAGATTGTAGTTTAGAATCGCCGAAAGCAGCGTGCTGCCCTTTTCTTCCGTCGTTCCCGTCACAACACGTGTGTCCTCTGGATTACGTTTTGGCTCAATATACGAATTCGCAGCTCTAAGGTTGCTATCATAATACTGAGTATAATTAGTATCATTAAACTCCCGATAATTAGAATCTCTGGCAACCTGAGCGGTGGTCAGTTTTCTAATCAGCTCCGAGCGATATGCAGCCTCTTCTGGCGTATAATCTGGAAACGGATTTATCAGTATTTCCTCTTTCTTCGCTTTTTTTGTTGGCATATATTTTAAATTATTGCAGACCTGTCAAAATTTTTATTATTTTCCTGGTCAGCGTAGTAATCGTCTTTGTAATTGTTATTAATCGGGCTGTCCACGCCGTGAACCGCCAGGGCTAACGCCATAACTCGGTCGTCGTGCAGCCCTTTCCGTGACCTTACTTCTATTTTTCCTTTTTCCGTCATCGTAAACTGAAACGCTTCCAGCTCCGCAACCAGTTCTGGGTCGTTCGGTATCTTAATCTTACTCTGTTGCAGCAGAATCGACAAATTGTCGAGTAAATCCCGCCGAGAACGGGCTGAAAAAACAATTGCACCGTCCTCGCCGATATTTAACCCCCGTTTTTCCAAGTCTTCCACCACCGCATCGCCGACTCCCGTTCTGTCAATCTTAATTTTTGCATTATTGTACTTTCTCGCTGTCGCCTCAATCAAATATTTCTGAAAATTCCAATCTACTTGGTTAAATCTTTCCAGTTGCTTGACCCTAAACGTCGCCAAATCAAACGGAGCAAGCACGGTAAAGTCAGAGTACTTAGCAAGGTCGATTCCCAGCTGATAAAAGTGCATCGGGTCAACGTAGTCGTCCGCCTCGTACAAATTTTCTTTTATTTTTCTGAAGAACGCCCCAGCGTTTTCTCTAAATGAGCAATAATACTCCTGTAAAAACAAAGATTCTGGGGTGGCTCGCTTCGCTTCTTCAATTTCTCCTTCCGTAAAACCGCCCGTGTCCTCCACTGTCTTAACGCTCGTAAACCACTGGTCAGGATTTTGTTTACCATACTCAAGAATCTCCCACGAATGGTTGCGTCCTTTCGGCGTAAAAATAAAACTGGCTGTTCCATGATTTTCACGTAGCACAGGCTGGATTATTCCTGTCCAAATTTCGGGGTCTTCTTCCGAGAATTCGTCGAACACCACGTCAATCGGGTTTATTCCTCTGTGCTTATTAATGTCTTCGCATCCCGCAAATCGCTGGACGCTGCCGTTCTTATAATAAATCGCCAGTTCCGACTCGTTCATTTTATCCACCAGCTCCATCGGGACATGTTCGTCAATCAACTGAGCAAAAATAGTTTCCTTCGCCTGTTTGTACGTCGGTAAAAAAGTATAATAAACGTTTTTTCTGTTCCGCTCTTCTTCCGTCAGCCGAGTGTCGGCTGGCGACATCCACTGTTCAAGACTCTTCGAATATTTTAATTGCGTTCTCGCTATCTGCTGGTTTAGTGCCGTCTTCGTCTTACCGCCTCGACGATGAAACACCGCCACCTTGAACCGCCGCTTGTCTTCCAAAAACTCTTTCTGGTACGGACGAGGCGTAAAATTTTTCGGCAAATTAACTTCCATGTATTGTTTTTATAAATTATTCTATTATTTCTCCCTCGATTGCCTTCTGCTGTTCTGGTTCCGCCGCATCAATTCCCATCCCCAGAATGTTCACCATAATCTGATTCCCTGCCGTTCCCTCCAGCTGCGTCGGTAGCACCCTTCCCTGCAACTTATTGAATTCAATTATCGCCGTCTTCTTCATGTCCTTCTCGTCCGACCGCAGCATCAGCAGCCATTCCGCCCACCATTCTTTCCGATACTTAAAAACGTTGTCCTTGATGTATGAGGCAACTTTGTTATTGGCAAGGAGCATTTCCGATTTCTTTTCCTGCAAGAGTGCGAGGTCGGCTTTTGTTTTTTCAATTACTTCCGCCGCACTTTTCAGCTCCTCCTCTTTCGCCCGCTCCTGAATTGTCGGATTCTTCTTCGGCATTATTATTTTCTTTTAGCAACGCCTTTTATTTTTCCGCTGTTCTCCATCGCAAAAAAGACACTAGCTCCCTTTTTCTCGCCGTACTGCTTTTGGAGCGCGTTGTAAATTTTTATTCCTTTGGCTGTTTTTGGCATGGTATTAAAAAAAATATTTACTGATTATAAAAACGAGGATGATGGCGAGCGGAAAAGCGTAAGCGACGCATTTAACAATTTCCATGATACGTTGTAATAACGGATGGTTGCCCGCAGGGGTCGCAAGTAATACATGGGTATAGTTGCAAGGGAAGCTGTATTGGGCTTGTGTATGTGAAAAAATTGATACTCCACTCCTTCTGGCATTTTTCGCAATAAACAACGTCGCACTTTTTACAGTACTTCAGTTCGTGCTGACAAATTTGCGGTTCGGTGTGATTGTGATTCATTGTTTTTTTTCTTTTATTTACTAAAAAGCTTGTCTTCAATGACAAGCTCAACTTCCTTCGGAAGCGTGGAATAAGTTTTTGATTGCACCCGCCCGCAAGAACGACAAAGCATAAAAGCCTTATCGTTGGGAATTGCTTCTAATTTACTTTTACACTTGAGACACTTTTTTTGCATGGCGTAAAAGCGATTAGCCTGCGAGAGAACGAGGAGAGAACGAGCGTTCTCTCATAGGCAAAAACTAATATGAAAACTACGATGCCGCCTCACCGCAGCGAGACAGTATATCGCAGGCTAATAGCTCTACACTTAAAATGTTATAAAAACACTTCCAGCTCCACCGAAAAGCATCAACCACCACCCAGCGGCTTTTAACGGCAGCTTGAACAGTAATAAACGCTACTTCGGAAGATGTGGCAGGGTTATTATTCTTTTCTAAAATGTCGGGGTGATGTTATTCGCCTGATGGCGAACAACATTTTAGAAAAGAAGCTAATGAGTTTATAGCATACGATGTTTTACCCTATTCTCGTTAGCTCTTTTTTTGGTATCGTCAATCTGTTAGATTGGCGATTTCTCTATTCCGCTGCAATATCCTATGCGGGGACTCCTCATGAGACGAGCTGTCTGAGTCGCCGACAAGGGGAATTGAAGGAGAACTGTCCTGTTAATAAGTATTATACCATGCCCCGAACCTTCGATGCAACAGCTTTTTATTTTTTGTCAAGAGTGCCTGAACAAGCCGAGCAAACGGTAATAAGGTTGTTGGGGTCATTG